CGGCAGTTCCTGCAAGGTTTTTATGAGTAGCATGAAACAATTGTACGCCGTCATTCAACACCGGATTGGATACCAGTAACGCATAAACGCGGTTTTCGATGGTGCGTTTAGCTGCACGGCCCAGCATGGATGTCATGTCGGAAATAAAGCCAATGTCATCGTTGATAATGACTTCAGGCGTAATGCTGATAATTGCGCCTTTGCGGGTAGCGCTGATGCTTTCTTTTTTCGCATCCGGCAAAGAAAGATGTTGGTATTCCCCTGCCTCGTTAACATCTTGAATGTCACCGATTGAGCCGGTACGTAAGCGTAGCCAATCCCTAAAGTCTGAGACGGTGCCTTGTTTGCAAAACCGTGTCCAGGTGTCAGGCGTAATGCCGTAAGCCGCCAATAACATGCGGTGCATGACGTTTTCAAGCAATACAGGTAAGTCACTGGTAGTCTGCCCGTATGCGACTGGACGCATGGATAAAGCAGCCTTAACCATGCTTATTCTGTCCATGCCTTTTACGCTACGACCTGAACGCTCAAGACTCGCGGCGGCAATGTCCTCAAGCCTATGTCGACGGTATTCATTCTGCGGATCGTGCTTTTCAACGCCGCATCGAGCCATGATGGCCTGCCCTACGCCTTTGGCGAATTTTTCGTTATCGGATTCGCCGGTTTCTATGCGATGGTTAAAATTTGCCGCAGTGGGCGACAAGTCTTTACCCAGTAGCAAGTGCAGTTTTTCAACCGCTGCATGGACATCGATATTGCTGTCATTGCTGCATTGAGTCATCAGATCGGATACCCCCGCCATTTTTGCAAAAGGCTGAAATTTTGCGCTGATGTCGGTACGGCGCAGGTTTTCTGCTGCCAATACTCGCGCTTTAATCTCAGCCTCGCTGGACTGTGGATCTGCAGGCTGATTAACTGTTCCTGCCGCCCTTGCGTCGGCATCGGCTTTTGCTTTTGCTGCCGCTGCTATTTCTTCTGGAGTCATGGTGCTTTCCTGGTTTAACGGTTTTATAAAAATCCCAGCGGCTGCCGGAATGGTTTTAAAGCGGTTTAAATTAAATTGTGCAGACACCGGCAAAGCAGCGGTGACGGTACTAACCAGACCTTCTGCCTTGGCCTCTGACGCGGTAAACCAGTGGTCGATGCCATCGGTTAACCAACCCATCACTGCTTCGACAGTCTTACCGGTCTTATCGACATAACTGCTGCTCATCGCCGTAGCGTATTTATCCAACACGTCAGCAGCTTCACGCAGGTCTGCTGCGTTGCCCGATGTCGATGCCCACGGGGCATGGATCATCATCAGTGCGTTGTCGGCCATTTCCACAGTGTCGCCTGCCATTGCAATCAATGACGCTATACTGACCGCTACGCCATCAATAGCTACGGTAGTGCTGGCTTTGTGGCGCTTGATTGCGTTATAAATAGCGATACCATCAGATACAGAGCCGCCATAGCTGTTAATGCGGACGGTTAGGGTTTCTACATCCAGTGCCGCCAAATCGGTTACAAAACTCTTAGCGGTAATGGATTCGCCCCACCAGCTTTCGCCGATGTCGCCATAGATATTGATTTCAGCGGCTTTATTGCCTTTGGCTTTGATTTCGTACCATTTAGCCATTAGAGACTCCTTGTTGGTTATCGCTGGAGGCGGTATTGGCTGCTCCGGGTTGTTTGTCATTGGCTGGATCGGCGGAGCTGATCAAGCCGTTTGATTTTAATTGTCTGCGCCAGCGGGCTGACTGCTCGCGTACGTCGCGTGGGTTGCCGCCACGCTTGCGAATCACTTCGGGGCCGGAGATGTACCCTGCCCGTTCTGCTTCAACGTTGCCTTTGACCTCTTTCAATGGATCAATCCAGGGCATAGAGGGGCCGATAAACAGCGCGTCATCCAGAGTCAGCGGGTCTATGTCGACCGGGACTTTAACCAAGCCATCCAGCACCGCCATTTTTACAAAGGTTTCCCAGGTTGGCTGCACCATGCCCGCGATAAACTCAGAGGTCAGTACTTGGTAATTTGCCCAGCCCTCAATCAATTCTTGGCGCTGGCTGGAATAAGTGCCGTCGTAGCAACGGGCGACAGTGGAGTAGTTGGCGCCGGTTCCGGCAGCAACAGCACGGAGCTGGCCTTTGCGGAACTCAATCAATTGCGGGTTCGGACGGTTGGTATCAATCGTGCCGATCTCTTCGCCGATCATCAGGTCATCAAATACCATGCCGGGACTAAATCTTAACGATCTTGCCTCGCCCGGCTTTTCGGGGTCGTACATTTCCGGCTGACCTTTTTTGATATAGGCAGCCATTGAGGCAGCGATCTTGGCAGCGATGCGCTCGGATTCTTCGTAATCTTTAATGTCATCAAGCCGGGTCATGACTGAGGCAAAAACCGTCACGCCGCGAAATTGGCTAAGGCGCTTACGCAGACGCAAATGATTAATTAGATCTGCACTGACCGGCTTTAGGCTAAGCGCAAGCGAGTTATAAACGCTGATGTCGCCGGGGTGGTTTAGGTAAAGGTAATAATTGATTGCCGCGCCCCAAGCGTTTCTTTGTATGCCTTGAACGATTCTTTTGGAAGGATCATCATAAATAAGCGGGCACATATCCGCTTCAAGCATTTCCAGGGTAAATTTAACAACAGTGCCGTGATCCAGATGAGGTACGGTGCCGACTAATGATTTTGTCATCACCTCGCCATCACGTACCCAGCTGCGGCACAGCAGTCGTTGAGCGCCTGCCCAGTCAGTGGAAAAAGTGCATTCGGGCTTGCGACACCAGTCTTTCCAGAGCCGCAATAATTCATCGGCTAATTCATCGTGGATTTCGCCGCCGATAGTGCGCGGCTGCGGTTCTATGCCGATGCCGTTGGCGCCGACGACGTTATTGACCAGCGCCGTTAAAACGCCGTCAGCTAAATCGTGATTCTCGTCCAGGTATCGCGCTTGGTTGCGCAGGTTTGGCCCGGCTTGTCTGACCACTCGATCACCGCTGCCGGAATCCCGGCTTTGCTTGCGCAGTACGGTAGGCTTTGCGGCTTCATATGCGGCCATCACCCGACGGGCTTGCATACGACGCAAACCTTTTTCAGGGGAAATAGCGGAGATGACGTAGTCCAGCGGATTCATTAGCGAAAATCCGGTGTTTGGAAGCGCGGCGAGGTGCCGCCTGCGTTGATTCTGGCCTCTGCATTAACGCGCTGTTGCCATTCCCTGCGGCCCTGCTGGACTTCTAATAGATTAGCTCGCGTTAATTTGCGCTCACCAAATTGCACAATTTGGCCGTCCAGAATGGCGGCTTCGGCGGCGGTGTATTTGGCGAGCATTTCGGCTGATGTAGTCATGGGTAGATTACATCAGCTTGTTTGTGTCATTTCACCGGAAAACGTGACAATATTTTTTAGGATGTGTCTATAGGTAGGATTACCGAGATCGGCTAGTTCGACTGGCTACCTAATAATCCGATACAGCGTACTTAAGCTGATATTGTACCGGCTGCAAATTTCGGCATGATTACTGCCGTTAAATTCCTGCTTTATCGCCACATTGCGCTCAATGCTATCGTCGGCAACTGATATATATACCTCACGCCCGCCCCAGCGTTGTTGAATCTTTTTGACTACTGCGGCCGCCAGCGATTCAGCGATGTCGTCTTTAAAGCCGATTGAGCTTTGCAGCGCTTCATGAACATCGCGCCGCAATGCTGCGGCAATATGGTCTGATACACTCATAGTCTGGAGCTCCATGCATTTGAAGTTAACTGATTGGATTTTGCTGGCTTTTTAGGTGGCGGCAGCGGTGCTGGTTGCTGCGCCACTATGGCGGCCTCTGCTTGCAAGCGCCTATACTCATCGCTCGACACCACCGCCAGCTTTGCCCCCAACTCATCCCACTTAGCAGCGGTATGCAGGTGCAGGCGCAATTCATGGTGATGGGCAGCGGCGTAGGCGTAAACCAGCGTGTCCAGCGATTCGTTACGTGCACCGCGCTTAGTCTCGAAGCGATTGGTGCGGGGGTTAAAGGTTTCGGAGACGATGCCGGTGAAGTATTCGCGCGGCAAATCTTCGGAAAAATGTAGCAGCCGGGCCGCGTTGTCTTTATCACCGTCAGTGCTCATGCGCCCGAATAGGACATTTTTAACCGCGACGGTGCCGACATGCTGGATCATCACGCCGCGTTTGTTGTATTGGCCTTTCCAGTTGACGTCTTGGGCTTTGGGCCGGGACAGCACCGGTGCGTTGTTGGGTACGGCGCCAAAGATGACCATCGGGCGGCGGATCATGCGGCGGCGCACGAAGTCTTTGACGGCTTCGGTTCGGTGGCCGCCTGCATCGATCGCAGTGGCTTGGATCGGCAGGGCGTGGCCGTTGATGTGTTCGATAGGCCGGTTAATCAGGTCGGTTAAGGCTATCCAGACGGCATCGTCTGCGGGGTCGCCCATCAGTTCAATGTAATCCAGCACCCAGCAAGCCATACCCTTACCCCAGCCGACGATTTGCACGGCCAAGCGGTTGTCTTGGGTATCCACACCGGCGGTAACGGCGCAAACACCCAGCGGGGCAACGCGCAGGCGGTAGGGTTCGGCGCGGTCGGCGATGACGTTGAGTTTTACCGCGCGCATGGATGGGTCTTCCCAGGCTTCGGCCAGGCGGCTGTTGACAAAGGTTTTTAACTTAGCGGGGTCGTTTTGAACGCCTAACCACATTTCTACCAGTTTTTCCCAGCGTGGGCCTAAGCCTATTTGGTAATACAAGCAATTGACGGTATAGCCGCGAATCGACCGTCCTGGGAATTTAGGAATCCAGCGCCCTGACTTAATCATGTCGGTTTTTTGGTGCTCTTCAATAATGCACGCGCATTCCGGGCAGGCATATACGACGTTTTTGCCGCCCTGCATCCATTGCAGTCCTGACCATTCGAAGTTGATTTCGGCAAGGCAGTGCGGGCACGGCATGTGATAATGGCGCTGGTCTGATAACTCGTAGCGCTCATCGATCCGGCAAATACCTTTTGTGCCGGGCGATGAGATGTCCAGCCGCTTGTATGTAGAGATAAAGGCCGAATAGCGGTCTTCCAGCATGACCATCGGGTCATCACCTGTTTTCAGCGCATTGGCAAATTCGGTCAATTCATCGACGACCAGGTATTTAACAGAGGTCGATTTCAAACGGGCTGGCGCTCCAGCATGCTCGACATAGAGTTGGCCGCCCAAGAAGTCCTTAAACTCTTTGGTATTGGCAGCGTTGCGGCTGTTGGTTGACACCATAACGTTTTTTACCGCTGGCGAATCATCGAGCATGGGATTAAGCTTTTGGTTAATCCATTTTTGCATACTGACATCTGCCGGGAAGCAGGCCATGATTGGGCCGGGCGCTTCATCCATCCAGTAGCCGATGGCGTTGCGGCCAATCTCGCTTTTACCGATCTGGATGGGGAATTTGATAACGACTTCGTGTATCGTCGAGCGGGCCGACAGACAATCCATCGGCTCACGCAGGATCGGGTTTCTGTCGGTTCGCCACGGGCCAGGCTCAGGACTGGTTTTGCGCGACAGGACGATATTTTTATCCGCCCATTCGGACACGGTCTGAGTTTTGCGCGGGGCGTAGGCGCGGGCGCGGGTGGTGTTGATAACCTCCCTAGCGTTGCTGTATTGTGATTGTGCCTGCATAGCTTAATAAACCTCACAACTTTCAGAGCAGCCGCCAGCCGAATCAAGCTCATAATTAAATAAGTCGAAATTGACCGCAGCAGGCTTCCATCTTTCAAAGGGCAATTTTGATTCTTCCAGCAATTGTTTCGTGCTGGTATTTTTTCTGAAAAAAAGCCGTCCAACTCCACTTGGATCTTGCCAAGGCCCAGCAAATCGATACTGATCTTCCATCCGCATTGGAAATTCAAATACTTCAGGCGTATCAACAGCTAGGGTTAGCAACTTCCGCTTACTTTTCTTCCAGCACCATGCACAATTCCCTTGGTGCTCCATGATATTTAGATTAAATGACTGACGTCCCCACCAGAGATTAATCATCTCTTTTGTTGCCTTTGTATATTCAATCAATGGGTAGATAAGATTTTCTTTTTCCATGTTCGAACTTACGCGATCCATTTCATCAATCCTGATTCCAATCGCGGTTTTATAGGTTCCATTTTTCCAACCCAATGACCGTAAATATGAACGCATGGGAGCAAGCTTCAGCTCAGACGTACATTTCGGGAATGCTTGATTCGGAATACCATGTTTTTTTATATACTCCTCAAATGGCTCACCATTGCGTGATGCTGTTTCAAATGTCACGCGTCGAAACTTGGTTCCATTTCCTTTCACTGGATCGACAAGAGCCTCTAGCCAGACCACTCCTAAATTCCATTCCTTGTCACAGCGATTTACAAACTCTAATGTTTCCTCAAGTTCCTGCCCTGTGTTTGCAAATGTAATAACAACGTTGTCGAAATCGTTTAATTTATTATCAAGCAGCCACTTAGTCATATATGCCGACGTTTTTCCACCACTAAATGAGATAGATAAGTTCATGTTTTCTCTACTTTGCTAAGGTGTAAAAAACTGCGCGACAAGTCGCCGAGCAGGGATTCAATGTGATCCATCAACATGGAGCGGATTTTCTGTTCGTCGGTTTCTGCGGCCAGTTGCGGCGCTAGGATGTCGGGCAGGGATTCGAGCCGGTTGCGGATGATGGTGTCGCCATCGGCTACGCAGGCTTTGGCTTCGTCGGCTACCAGCAATTGACCGCGACGCGTTTTCAGATCGATTTCAGTTAATTCGGCGTTAGCTTCTTCTCGTCTGGCTTTGGCTGATTGATAGCGACTGCCTGAGCCACTAACCGCAGAACTCTCTTTTCCTGCATCCTGTTCTTTACGCTCACGCTCCTGCTCATGCCGCTTGGTCACACCTTCTTTGGATGGGTCTTTGGTTTCGGCTATACGCTGGATGGAGGCTTCGACGTTTACTTTTCCATCTTCCATGACTAAGCGGTCAGCGTTTTTAAGCTGGGTGACGTAGCTGCGGTTAGCGCCGATGTGGTCGGCAAAGGCGGTTTGGCTCATAAAAGTCATGCTGTCGCCTCTTGCTTAGTGCATTGCAGCGGGATATGCCAGTGTCCGCATTCTTTGCAATATCGTGATTCTTTCGGCTGCTCTGTTGCTGTTTGTTCAGTAAACGGGGGTAATTCGAGCGTAGCGCCGCGTAGGCCGTTAATTAAGCCAGCGGCGTGGAGCTGCTTAGCCAGCGCGTGAAATTCAGGCACCAGCTCTTTCATTTGCCCGTTAAAGGCTTTTACGTTCTCTGGTCCACAAACTATCTTTTTCATTTTTTTAATAAAATAAAGGTTGTGCAGGGTGTGCAGGCGCGAGTGCAGGGCACGAAAAAACGCGAGGCGTCTGCGTTCGTGGTCTGTGCAGGGTGTGCAGGGTGTGCAGGGAACCCATATACGCGAGGGCGGTTTTATTTTTGGCGGTGGTGGCGGTTTGTTTCTCGCGCGTCACGTAAAGGGAAGTACTGCACACCCTGCACAGGCCACGCGCGGCGCGGCTTTGACTCTGCACAATACCCTGCACAACTGCCTGCACACCCTGCACAATATTAAGCGCGGCTATCTTCTTTGTACGCATCGACTGAATCCTTGAAATTATTGATGTTAAAACCAAGCCAACCGGCTTCTGAATTACCGGGTGACATTTCTTCGGCGTTGGCGGGGGTGATGATGGTTTTCGGGTTTTCGACCATGGCCACTCCGTTTAGGTAGCGCTTTCGTTCTTTTTTTACGCCAGGGCGCTTGGCTATGGCGTCAATGGCTTTGTTTTTGGGTGCGGCTCTGACGCCTTCCCGTCTACACCAGTGGGTGTATAGGGTGTAGATGTCTTCCGACAGCGCCGGAATGGGTGGCACGCCGCTGATTTCATTGGTATTCCACTCGTCGTAAAAACGGATGATGCTGTCTTTGCTGAGGTCTTGCAGGTCTTGTTTGGCGGTAGTCATCAGCGGTTTGGTATGCGGGTTGAAGTCGCCCAGCGGTAGGTTGACCAGGTAATAATGCAGGGCTTCCGCGCCGCCGTTGTCGATTTCCAGCGCTATTTCGTTATAAAAATCGGGTCCTAGTTTTGCTGGCGTCCATATAACCTGGTGCCGCCGGTCATCTTGGTCGAGGACGACCGGCATTCGCTCGTTCGACAGGAAAACGAGGTTGACGTGGTTGGCCTCTTCATAGGCCGCCATGTTTTTCGGGTTTATGCGGATTCGGTCGCCGGTAATCAGGCCTTTGAGCTTGTTCTTGATGTGGTAAAGGTCGGATCGTGCCACGACTTCATCAGCGAGCATGAACAGTTTACCGCCGAAGCAATCGTTGAATTTATCTTCGATAGCCGACTGGTCAATGATGCGGCCATATTTGCCGTAGATGCCGAGAATGACGTCGAAGAATAGGTTCTTGCCGGTGCCTTGCGGGCCGTGGATGACGATGGTGGTTTTCATCTTTGCGCCGGGATGTTGCAGCGGGTACGCCAGCCAGCGCAGTACCCAGTTGTAAACAGCCTCGCTGTTTTTTTCTTCGGCGCACATGTACATGAGCAGGTCTAGCAGGCGCTCGCAGTTACCTTCAATCGGCGTGGTCGGGAAGCCGTCCCAGACGTTGCAGGTGATGTTCTTGTCTTTTTCGGTCGGGTCAAATCCGACTTCGTCGGGCCTGACGATCCGCCGCTGTTTGCTTTCTTGCCAGCGCTTGGGGATGTCGGAGTGGACGCAGGCTTGCTTGAAGTCGTTGAGCGCGATGCGCATGTGCTCTTGGGCATCGAAGAGCATACCACCCATAGCATAGACGAGGCTGAATCGACCCAGGGCGTGGTCGTAGCAGTCGATGGGTTTTAGTGCGGCTTTTGTAGCTTCCCCACCCCCCTGTGGTTGCGCTTCCCGCGCTTTGGCGGTGACGGTGAATCCTGCTTGCTTGATGGCTTCCTCGATCTGAATCCTTACCGTGTGTAGGCCATCGATCAGGTGCAGGTCGTTGAAGTCGGTCAGTTTGCCTTGGTTGCGGCAGTAGTGGTCGAACCGGGCTTCCGGATCGGCAAATTTTGGCGATACGACGCGGCCATTGACGGCCAGCGCGGCCAGTTCTGCGTATTCTTTTCCCGCGTTTTTCTTGCCGTGCGGTTCGTTGCAGTGCGGGCAAGTTGCGGATAGGTTAACTTGTACCGGTTGCTGGCAATGCTGGCAGCGAGCGAATGCATCATCGTCGGCTAAGATTAGGATTTGCGCTTCGCGGTAGTATTTTTTTAGCGCCTGGGCGACAGATTGAAGGTTGCCGGCATCGAAGGCAATTGCTACCGGAAAGCCGGTGGCTTCGTAAGCGGTAGCGCCGGTGGCATAGCCTTCAGCAACCAGTATGAGTGTGGTTGGACTGTCGATCAGGTGGAAATGGGCTTTCTTTACGGCGCCCGCTGGCCAGTATTGTTTATCGCGGCCGTTGTGCTTTTTGATCAGGTCTTTTTGTTTTTCTTTATCCAGGATGAATTGCAGTCCGTGGATGCGACCTTGGGTGTCCAGCATCGGCACGGCCAATGCGCCTTTTTCGGTAAATCTTACGCCATGGGCAATGACGCCTTTGCGGTGCAGGTAGTCGCAATCGCCGTCTATTTCAAGGTTGCGCCAGGCGGCACTGGCTTTGGCAGCTGATTGTTCCGCTTTGCGTTTTTGCTCCGCGTCCACGCGCTTTTTGTCGTCGGCAATGCGCTGCTTGATGGCGGCTTTTTGCTCGGCGCTGAGGTCGGTTCGGGTGATCTCTATTTTTTGCGCATTG